ATCTGGATGTTGATGTCCGATGCAAGTTTCTGCTTTGCAGATTCGCCCAGGCGCTGCTCTTGCAGTGCGTCGCGCAGCTCAACAGCGCTCATAATCCAAGGCACGGAGCGGTTAAAACCAATCGTTGACGGCACGGAAAGCTGTGTGTAGTCCTTAAAGTTCCCCGTCATGTCGAGCGTAAACGAACCGCCGAAAGACTGAGAAATATAGGGCTGCGGACGCCAAATGACGTTGTTAGCCCGTTCCATCATGGTTTGGTCGGTGTTATAGACGGTCACATTGCGCGAAAGCACAAGTGCGTCATTAAAACCTTCGAGGATGTCCTCAAAGGCGACGATTTCCTCTTTACTAAATGCGTTACTCACTTTTTACCCCTTTTAGGTTTTTTGGCGAAGCTGCTGCTTGTATTTGAAGACCTTGCTCATATCGCCAGTCCTTGCAGCCTCTTCACGCAAGCGTTCTAATGTCGAATCCACCGACCCACTGACAGGCCCAGTCCCACTGACGGTTTTCATCACAGGCGGCGGTGTTTTACGATTTACTTTCAACTGCGTCTCCAATTTGGCGACGGCAAATGCAAACTTCACAGGGTCTGTAATCGCTGCGAGTTCCTTCGCCTTTTTCGGGTTCTTTCCAAGTGCGTAAACGACCAGTGCTGGATTCTCACACCCTGCGATCAACACGCCTTGCTGTGTGACCGAGAGCATCTCCTGCGCGATTGCCTCTGCGTCTTCGTAATCGTTGACGCGAAGTGTGGTTTTCGATTCGTCGTAGGTTCTAAGTTTATCCGCCCACGCTTTGTGCTGGTTCTCTTCCTCAGCTCGCCGTGCAGCGTTTATTCGCTCGACCTCATCACGCTTTCGATACCAATCCTCTAACGCAGTTTCAAATCGTTCAGTATCGTAGTCAAAATCGCTCAGTGCTGGCTTTTGCCCTAAAGCAACCGGTTTTGGCTCAGTTGTTTTTAGTCTATCTTCCAGCTCTCGGTTCTTGCGCTGCAATTCCCGATGCGACTTACGCAGTTCTCTAACCCAATCTGGCGCTCGGTTTTCCTCCGGAGGTGGCGACTCCTCCCCGATTGTGATCGTAACCTCCTCCGGTGCTTGCTCCTCGACTTGAGGCGCTTCTACTTCTGGAATCGGTTGCTCAATAATCGGCGCTGCTGCCTCTTCACTCATTTTTAACCCTTTCTCACGACATAGGCTGCGTGGTTGCCATTTCAGGCGACATCATACTCCGAATCGCCCTTATATTGTCAATATCCTTTCCTGTAGTTTCGGCTTCGGTTTTCGCAAGAGTTTCTATTGTTCTTGCCTGTGATAAATCCGCATCCGCTAAAACCTTAATCGTATCGGCTCGCGCTCTCGCGGCTTTGGCCTGCGCTTCTTCTGCGGCAGCGGCCAAGAATATCGAGTTCGGATCTTGGCCCTTGCCTTGCAGTTCGGCCATAAGTTCTTGCATTTCTTCGTCTGTTGGTTTTACAACGCCCAGGCGCACCAGTTTCTTGCGGAAGAAGTCTCTGACTTCAGTGATGCCTTCGCCTTCCATATTCATCATCGCCATCGCCTGCAAAACCTGTTGCGTCTCTGGGTCAGATGTTATCGCCATCATCCCAGTGAGCGCACGAACCGTCGCAGCGCGACGCGAAGTCGACGAAGGCCCCACGTCAACCGCCACATCAAACTCTGCTTTTGAAAGATCATTTTCCATCTCCACCGCGCCAGTTGGCGACAACACGGGTTTTGAAAGCTGAATCGTTTCCATTTCGCCCTGCGAGCCAAGGCCCTTCATCTTGCGGCCTTCCTCAACGTAAACATCTTTTGCCATCGAAAGCCAGATCTCACCGCAACGGCGAATCGCTTTAGACATATTCGACATGTAAATAAACGTCTGCATGTCCATGCGCGTCTGAATCATCTCTACTGCTTTGCCGGATATATTGCTGACCATCTTATCGGCTTGTTGCTGGTTGCCGAGGATGTCTGCCATGTCTTGCTCTGTAACTTGCATCAACGCAGCCAGAGACGGCGGGATTGCAGCCGAGCGCGTATACGCCAAAGGCCCAGCGGCTTGCACCTGACCGTTCGCATCTGTGAGCGGATTCAAAAGTAAGTACGGATAATTCCTGAGATTATCCTCAGCCCACATCACCTGGTGGCCTGCGACCTGTTCAGGCATCACAATCGGCTTTTCAATGCTCGAATAGGCGCTGATCTCTCCGAGTTTCGAGAGCTGCATATTTTTGAGTCTTTGCGCGTCTTTAGCCAATCTCACATGGCCCATGCAACGCTCAACATTATCGATAAACCAGCGCTTGCCATAGACCGGAACCACCGGAATGCAACGCCCTGGGATTCGCCCTAAGTCCTCAAGGATTCTAGAGCCGGACATAATGTAGGCGTTAACGGCCTTTTTTCTCACCCGCTTTTGGCGCACTTCGCGGCTGCCAATAGCTAGCAAGCGATTCTCAAGTTCCTCGTCCTCCAGAAAATCAGACTGCGTATAGCGCTCTTCATCGCCTGCAATGGTCTCGAATATTCTAATCGTCTCGGTGCGATCTTCAACGCGGTAATACTCAGCCACATACACAACGTCCGGCGTTGCCCAATCAAACTCGTACTGGTGGATCTCTTTGGGCCAGGTCGCCGGATCATCGCCATACTGGTCTTTGTAGGCATCGCGCGACATTGCGGTAATCACAAAGCAACGCTTGGCATCGGCCTTGTCTTGTCGCTTGGCGTTTAAGTCAAAGAACACACTGGAGTCGGCATCGAAGATCGGCTCCATCGCAATGCGCTGGCGCTCGTCTTCGTTATCCTCCTCGTTCACATAAGTGGTTTTAAGCCTCCAAGCTCCAAAGCCACCACCGACCGCTTCCTCAAAAGCGTTGTCGTACGCTTCTTCAGCTCCTGAGTCTTGCTCATCTGCTCTGTACAACTTGTCGCACGTTTCTGCCAGCTTGTCGTCTCTGGTTCCGTCTTTGCTAACAAAATCCACCGTGATTCGATTGTTTCGGTATTCGTTCACAATCCGCATGACAGCCAACATGATTTTGTTGACCTCGAACTTAGGCTTGTTCGCGTATTGGTCTCTGAGCGGCCCTTCCCATTGTGCCCCTGAGATGGAGTAAAACCGTCGGTCTTGCAGGCACTGAAGGCGCTCGTCTCTCAGCGCCTCTTGGATTTTGTCAAACTCTGACAGCGCCTCGCTATGGATTCGCCGCAATCGCTGTTCTATTGTTTCTCGTGCCATTCAGCTCACCATTTATTCATGACAGGGACAGCCTCGAACTTCACCGGCTGCGCTTTCTGCACCCTGCGGACACCCTCGCAAGCGTAGCGCAATGCGTCGATCACATGATTATCGCGGTCATCTAATTTCGGAATGACCCTTTGCGTCAACGGATCTACCTTATACGAATAATGCGTCAATTCGTCAATCGTGTGCCGACAGCGCGGATGCACAATAATATCAAACGACTTCAGCCATTCTACGCCCTCCTCAACCGAGTTCGGCCCCTTGATTGCAGGCATGATCTTTGGAAAGCCATTTTTACGCATATAACTGATCGTCTCCGGCCTGCTCGAATCCGCAACGATCGGCCAGCTTTCAGCGTCTGGAATCGTCAGAAATAAGTTCGGCGTATCAGTGATCTCGCATCCAACCATGTACGCTTCATAATCCACAAATAGCTTTTTGCCTGCGATATGGCAACGCACAAGCACCGTCGGGTCAATCGCAAACCCCCAGTCTGCACCCAGGCGGTGAACCACATCGTCTGGCGTATCAAACTCCTCAATGCGCCAGTTCTTGAACACCCTCGATGAGCTGTTCGCTACATAACCACCGCGCCAGACGTGCGCGTACTTATCTGGGTCGCGGCTGCGGTCGTATTCCATCTCATCGCGCAAAACTTCGGGAAACCACGGGTTGTCCTCGAAGTTCACCTCGACAACGACTGCATCTTGCGGCGGCGCTTCGCCTCGCAGCAACTGATCCACTGGATCGCTAATATGGCTTGGGTTCCATGTGAACCAGAGTTCTGATCCTGGCTTGCGGATCGTCGGCCTGAGCAGATCCAGACTGCGCTGTGAAAGACTCTGCGCTTCCTCAACCCAAGCCCTGTCGTAGCCCTCCAGCGACTTTATGCTGTCGGCTGTATGGTTTTGCATACCTTGGAAAATAATCGCACCATCGCCCTTCTTGGCCTTAAT